TACATCCCCTGGTTTTAAATTAGCAACTTGATCAAAGTGCGACACTAAAGCATCTACTTCTCTACCTGTAGGTAATCTAAAGCGGATTTCTACATAATTACCAAAATCACGTTTAGTAGCACCTTCTTCTAAACGGTATTCAGTAGGCCGATCGTTAACGACTTTTAAAACTTGGCCTTGAAGTGGCCAAGAATATTTAGCCCCACGTTGCCCTTGTTTAATTACTGCATCTGTACCACCAGGACCGTCAGCACGATCCGTAACTATAATCCCTGTATTAGGACCGATAATTTGACCTACCGGGGAACCAGGACGCATCGTAGAAGCAGACTGGAACATTTGAGGATTAAAGTTTTTATTAAGAACTGCGAGCTTAGCTTGTACTGTTGCAGTAGGGCTAGAAAGTATTTTCTCATCTTCAGGGGGAAGAGTTACTTCCTGAGTACCCATCCGCAACGGGGATTTTAATACGATGTCTTTACCGGAAGATTTAATTGCAGCATTTAAAACAGAATGTAAAGGCATACCATTAGAGTAACTATACATCTCTAAAGCCCCTTGGGGTGGTCTAAACCCAGGTTTACCGTAGTTATTAATGGTATACTCAATTTCTTTTTCTGTCATAAATGAGAAAGGTCTAACTAAAACTTCCTCAAAACCATCTTTTTTGACGGTGGCTCGTAATTCTTGTGAACGTTGCCTAGATTGTTGGGCTGCGGTACGGTTAACCACAGGTAAATTGGGGTAAGAAATAGTACCATTTCTACTAACCTCTCGATAGTATCTTGAGCCTTTAACCCGATAAGTATTAGTATACTCATCAGTTAAAACTCTACCAGCTTCAGCTGCTGCAGCATCTGGCTTCATACCGGCGCGTATGTTTCTTTGAGTTTCCTCTTCAAGTCTGTTGTAAAGGTCAACTTTAACATCTAGTTCACCACCTTTACCCGCTTTACTGCTACCAAATGAAGTAGTACCAGACACAGTTGTGTCAATTGTACTTTTAGCTTTTTTAAATGTATCAGACTTGTAGACCTCTCTGTAAGCTTCACCACGAGCTTTAATGACTGCACCTTTTACAGGGTCTGCTGCCACTGCTTTATCTTCCAGCTCTTTAGTCAAAGCATAGTCTGGTAACTTAGAAACTTCGTTGATAAAATCACGTGCCTGCTCAGCTTTAATACTGAAGTGTTTAGAAGCATTTGCTAGCATTACACTTTCTTTACCAGTAATGGCAACGTACATACGCTGTTTTTCTTCTGCATCTTTAACAGTACGCGGACCAGACATAAAAGCGCGGAACAGGGTTTGCTCAGCTTCAGCATGAGCAATAGTATCTGCACTTCTTTGTTGAGACCTAAACTGATTGTCTAGGCGGACACGTTCTGCTAAAAGCTCAGCACGACGCCCAGTAGGATTACCTTCTTTATCAGAGTATTTTTCTGCCCAAGTTTTACCTTCAGTTGGTAATACTAACTGATCAATAGCATCTGGAGCCCAAAGAAATTCACCAGTTTTAGTTTGAACATTAAAAACTGATGATTGTAGTTTATCTAGTGCTCCAGTATAACCATATACATCTACCAAATGTGGGAATGAGCTGTTAAATACTTCCTGTCTTTTTTTAGGGTCTACGTTATTTAAAATAGCTAAATGGTTTTCACCACGGCGAGCATCCCTTTCCTGCTTATCTGCAGCATCTTCAGCGGTGTAAAAAGCTGTATCAGCCTGATCAGCGTAGGTCAGATGTGGTTTAACTAGATCAGCCGAAAGCCCTTCTGCCCCAACTATTCTGTAAATATCGTCACGGAATTGAGCAATAACTTGCTTCTTTTCTTCAGAAGTTAAGGGTTCACCCTTGGCTTTTTCAGCATCAGCAAGTCTAGCATTCCGTTCATCTACATACTGAAATCTAAAAAATTTAGAAACCGTAGCATCAGTAAAGTCGTATTGAGTTACTGGATCTTGTTCCTTTAATTTAGAAGCAACTACGGGATTAGCACCATTAGCTTCTGCCTGTTGAATACCAGACAAACGTTGCTGAGAAGCTACCCTAGCCCTGGATTCCTGTTGATACCTCGTTAACTGCAGAATTGCGTTAGCGTTAGGATCTTGATCGTAAAACTCTGCGTTATACGCTTCCTGGTCCCGTTGTTTCTGCAGATTATCGACGTACTTATGAGCAGTAGAACTTAAGGAAGATATGCTCTTAAAAATAGATTCGGTAGCTTGTTGGTTAATAGCAGCCTGATCTTGATCTCTACGTGCCTGGGCTTGTAAACCAGCAATTTCACGTTGAGTGTTCTGTGTTTGAATCTGGAAGTTTTTTTCTTTTGCAGCTTTAGTGTAAGCAGCATCTTCCTTCATAGAACGTGCCACTTCACGCCGAGACTCAATCTCAGCGTTAGCAGCTCGTCGCATACCTTCAATAACACGGTTGCTTTCTTCTCTCATCCGAGCGATGTTACGCTCGTCAACCTGTTGTGGGCGGTACCCACCAGCCTTAGCGGCTCTTTGATATTGAATACGTGCCATAATTAATTATTCCAGCGTGTAGGACCGCCTTTAGCACCCCAATTAACTTGCCCCGCAGATGCTGCTGCTGCAGAAATACCACTTACAATAGGTGCAAAGATACTTTGTTGTGTAGGTGCAGGGATAAAGCCAGCGGTAGCTTTCATAGGTTCAACAAACACACGATCAGGTGGTTTTATAGGTTGAGGGATGTTAGGTAGACGCTCAGGTTCAATCATCATAGCGTTACGTGCCTTGAGGTCATCAGCGTAACGATCCATTGCAATGTCACGCAGATTGCGTTGTGATTGTTGACCAGCACTAACTAAACTAGCAGTAAGAATTGCTGCGTTTCGACCTTGTTCCGCAACTGTTGATTGAATAGCTTTAGTGCGTGACTTACCTGCTTGTAGCAGTGCAGCACGACCTTCGTTCTGTATTTGTTCAATAAGCATACCTTCTCGCTGGAAAGCAGCACTATTGAGAATTTCTGCAAGAGAGGCTTGTTCTTGTTCTTGAGCTTCACGAGCAGCTACGCTGTTGTAAACAAGCTGCTGTTGGGTATTTTCAACAGAACTTAAGTATTGTCTAGCAGTTTGTAAGTACTGATAATCTTGAACCTCTGAATTATACTGCCATTGTTTAATAGCAGTTGTCCATTCGTATTCACGCTGACGCCGATAATTTTCTTTGTCAGCTTCAAATACACGGGCGTTATATTCGTTGGTTAAACGAGCTGCTTCTTCAGATGCACGTTTCTGAGCTTCGTAATTATTTTGTGCTTGGGCGTTTTGTGAGCTGGCTTGAGTAGCTCCCAGAATACCACCAGCAATACCGGTAACGGCGCCGATGGCTGCAAATACTGGCATAGTTAAGACCTCCTATAGAATCTGGGAGTATAGTTACCTTCCCACATCATCGACACCAACGATACAGGATAAGGGAAATCACTTGTCACTTTAAGTTCAAAATTAGTATTACGTTGATGGATAGGGACAATAAACTGTCGCTCACTCTTGACAGGATTACTATCAGCTGAGTAGTAGTCAGCATCTGCAGTGTGTTGTACATTTCGCCACTCGTTAGAACCAGTCGCTTTCAGTTTAAACGTCACTGCACCTGTACGTCCCACAGAAAATTTAGCTCTGGAGATAGTCAAAGCAGCGGTAAAGTCAGTAGTGTTTTGATCCCTACGGAAGTAGAATTTAGGTAGAGTAGCTTCAAAGTCATAAGGATAGCCAACGACTATACCATCAGCATAGCCAGTGAAGTTACCTTGGACTTCAAAGTAACGGTAATTAGTACCAGTTTCTGTACGCTCATATGCCGTAGCATAGTAACCTGCATCAGCATCAATCTCTGCATCTGTACCGTCATCCGCAGTGGGGACAGTAAGAAGCATCATTGCGTTTGTTTGTTCAAACGGAGTGTACGGAACGTAGATCTTAGTTACGTCGTTTGTCTCGTCGTATACAACGGCGTCTACGGTGCCTGGGTTGGGCGAGACGGGGCGTGTAGCCATGTCTAGGCATGGATTACCCTCAATGCCGCTAGCGGTCGCTACAACGTTTCCTGTGGGGATCTCATCAAGGGTGATGTTACCAATGGTGTATTCGTCTTCGTGTTGAGAAACAACAATCAAAGAGTCATTCAAAATCCTAGCAGCTTGAATAGTACCAGGAAGTTCCCATTTAGTCCACGCTTGGAAAAGATCTTCTTTACCGTTGTTGTAATAACGATACAGGTAAAGGTAGGATGAATCCCTATCTATCAAGACAATAACTGAGTTTTGTGGACTAACAGTTACATCATCAATACTATCAGGAATCCATTCAAAAACTACTTTACTGATGTCAACCACAATTGGGTTGCGTTCAATATCTTGTAGTTGTAAGGTAAACAGTTTACTGTAACCAGAAACGTTGCTGACAAAGGCAGCAGTAGTACCAACATCCACAGGAGGGATGTTAGTATTCATTTCATAGTTAGACAGCGAACGTACAACAGCAGAGGTGGGCGTTAAACCGCTACCATCTGTGGTAAACACTTGGAACTGTTGACGTTCCGAAAAGATCATCAGACCTTGAGGAGAAGGTAGAACATCAGACAACGTAACAGGTCTGACGCTAGACACGTTCAAATCAATCGGATCTGAGTCAATCTGTACAAGAGCTGATTTAACAAAAAAGTTATAGGGATCGTTAGCAACACTAAAGTTAATGTTATCCGTGGAGAGGAATCCGAGTCGGTTATTATAAAAGAAAGTAGAAGTAATAGGATCCCCAATAAAAGCAGGTATAGGGCTAGTATCATCATCCCCAGCTTCCCGAGCACTCCAATTGATAGCGTCAAAAGTAAAGGCTGTAGCACCAGTGTTCGCCAGTTCATGCGGCATGGTAGCAGCATTAAACCCAGGGGACACATCACGTGCTACGGTTTCTTTCCAATAACCACGTCCGTACTCACCATCATAGGCAACGTACTCAACGTAATAATTGTCATCAGCACCATCATCGTTACGGATCTCAACGTGATGACCGTTAAAAGATTCAGTGGGAAGGTTAGCAACATTAACTACACCGTCTTGAAACACTTCAAGAGCATTGTTGTTTAAACCACCTTTAACTTCAATTGTAAATGCTAAAGGAGTACCATCATCGGTAAACGTACCGTTAGCATGTTGGTAATCAGTGAGGACTTGGTTGGTAACCGTGTCAAATCGTTTGATTACAAGGCTATTGGTATAACCTTCAATACACCACGTACCATCAAAATCCGCATTAGCTGCGGTTTGCTGTGCTTCAATAGTCGCTACAATGTCATCTACCAAATGGTGGTTCGTATTGATGCTACCACTATCATACAGTAGCATGTCATCATACGTAGTGCTGGATTGAGCAGTAGACGTAGATGATTCACCTTGAATAGTAACGAGATAGTCATTACCATCATTAAGGCTAACTAGTTTAATGGTAGCAACTGAGTTAGCAGTAAACGTACCGTTTGCCTGCATAGCAGTAGTAGTGGTACGGTTAGTGATAATAGTGGTATCTTGGATGCTACGGAAGTGGTAGTCATCCTGAGAAGTACCAGTCAGATACCCAGTAGCATTGTTAGTAACTGTACACCACGTACCATTTGCTGCTGTCCACACATAAATGTCAGTATCTTTAATACATCCAATGTATGAACCAGCGGCTGCCCGTTCAATAAAGAACCAAGCAGCATCTTCCAATTCAGACTCAGTAAATGCAGTAGTACCGTCTGACTTGTACAAGACACTGGTAAACTGCATCCCTGGACGCTTCAGCATACCATAAGTGGGATCAGGGTAACCGTTGACACACTCTGTAAGCTGACCTTCTAATTTTTTGTCGTCATTTTGACGTGATACACCACCAAGAAAATTTGGTATTAGTTGAGTTACTGCTGGCATTAGCGTTGCAAAGTATGGAACGGTTGATAGCTCTGATAGTAGTTCCCTTCTTTAGGTGCACCAAAGTACGTGTAATCGCCTTGACTCGTTTCATACTCAAGAGCCATAGCACGTGTAAACGCTTCTTTTTGTTGAAGCATTTGGTACTGGTTAGGATCACCGATGATACGGCTAGACACAATGCTAGCAGCACGGGCAACGATGAACGCTTGAATAGGTTCAGGAATCTCACCCCAATCCAGTTCCCAAAGAATGTCTACATATACAGTTGCATCAGTCCACTTGTAGGAGTGGGCTTTACGGTCGTAGAGTTTACCTCCACGGTTAACACTATCTCTATTCAGATTAACAGTTCGGGTGGTGTTCAAATCCATTTGAAGAACATTGTTCGGGATTTGAATTTCGTCGTTATTATCTGGTGTAATAGGATAGTCGTATTCTTTATTGAAAGACCAGCCTTCAGCCTGTACTTCGCGGGACACTTCTCGAAGGGTGTTGAGTGCAATCGCAACGTCCGGGTTGGTTGGGGTTTCAACTCTACTTGTAACGATAGATT